GTTTGTCAAGTTATTTCTTTGCGTATCTACCAGTTTTAGGTCTTTTTCTGCCCATCTTCACTTTGAATCCAGCAGAACCCGGCAGTTTGACACCACCCTTGACACCTTGGCCACCACCGCCACCGACATTTCTTGCAGATGGTCTTTTGGTGATGCCCCTAAGTTGCATTTGATCAGCAATCCAACTGTTTGCAATGGGATTGTTGACCTTATTTCTGGCAAGCCTCCTGATTACCTTATGAGTGTCCATTTCAATATCGTCATCTATTTTATTATTATCAACGAAGATAAACCTCTGACGCCCAAACAAATTCTGGAACTTAGCTATATTTGCTTGCACATTCTTCCAAGATTGGATTGCGACAGATTCTGGCACATTACGATCTCGTTTTGCATTGCGTTCTATCGCAACATCAAGAGAGGTATTGACGAATATCATGTAGCAGTCATACCCCAGTGCTTGTAGTTGTGACTTATAATCATTAATCTTATCATAGTTATCACCAGTGCCATCAATGACAACACCAAGACGCCCCTCAATATAGTTGTCTCGCATCTTAGAGGTGACAATCTTTGCACGGTCCCGAACAACCTCTCTTCGCTCTGTCTCACGCTCACCACGTTCTGTGTTCATCTGTAGAGTAAGACCAGCCTTTTTCATCATAGTCTCAAATGCATCATCAGAATTGACTACTCTTAGACCAGTTCCTCCTATGGAGTACCGAACAACGTATGACTTACCGCTGCCCGGTCCTCCAGCAAGGAAGAAACATTTAAATATGTTGGGGTCTTGAAGACCTTCTTGCAGTTCTTGAAATGTTTTCATTAGTTCGTCCTATTAATTTTTGGTATCCTGCCATTTCTATAACATATTTATCATCATCTGAAAGTGGAGTTAATTCTTCCACTCGGCGCTCTTGAATTTGAAAGTTCATCTTTTTAATGCGATTTTGTGATTTAGCCATTTTTTCTTCCTTTTTTTTATGATATGTTGTTGGCATGATAATTAAATTAATGTTTCTCCTTTCGTAAATAATGTCAAGATTGAGCAGTGCCAGTTCTTGATCCAAATTCTCTTTGAACTGTGCCTGCCTGTTCTGGTTGAGTGTCTATAGCTTTGTCTAGTTTTGATAAACTTGATGGTAGAGAGTCTTTGACTATATCCAGCACCATTTCGTGCCTATTAGTTTCAACACTGAAATCGTGCCTAATAGCTTTTACTAAAAATCTTCCTCTGAAGAATTTATCTATCCTATCCTCATTACCTTTGATTTCAACCCACGATGCCAGTGGAAGACTAAATTGAATGATTGAACCACACTGAACCATAATATTCCCATGCACTTCTATTTTTGCAGAAATACCATTTTCTAATTGAACAATTTGAGATTGTCTTCTCTGCAACCAAGTTTCTGGTCTGGTGGAATTGAATGTATAGCGGCCATCATTTGTGTGTTGAATGCTTATGCCGGGATCAGATTCACCAATTCTATTTGCAGTTGAACGTAGAAATGTTTTTGCTGGAAAATCACTGATACGAGAGGTATTTTCTACTGGTGTTTCACTGATCAATGGAAAATCATCCTCTCCTGATCCACCTGTAATTTTATTTCTTGATGATATATGCTGTTCAGTTTTAAAACTGTCTAGGTAATTGTATGTGTACTCTTTAAATCTTCTAGCGTATGTATCATATACTGTAAGTTTCGACGCATAAGCTCCAGTAAAGGAACCCAACAAAGTATCACCATTTCCAGTTATTTGTGTACCAAGTACAGAACGCATATCATTGAAAGCGTCTTCTGATCTAACTCCCCCCTTTGATCCAATAACAGATGGATTGTATTTTTGAGATACCTCTTTTTCATACATGCTGGACAAACTTCTAAAATGATATCCTCGCAAATCTTCATAAAACATAAAAGTTGGCGCACCGTCAGAAATAGTGACAGCCTCTCTTTTGATCATATTGATAGCAGTGAATGGATCAACATTAGGAAAAACATATTTCTTTATGCCATCACTAGGTTCTATAAACAAGTTCTTTTTAGTTTTTAACTCATTCCTTAAAATAGTTTCAACTATATCAGAACATGTGCCTGTAAAACTTTTATTTAATTTAACTCTCTGATTTTTTACCAATTCGTGAGTTGTAAATTCTAACAATAAAGCTTGTGTATTTGGTTGGCCTGTCGGCGCTCTAACAGTCAAAGAAGTTATGTGGAATAACTCTTGTGTAAAATCTATCGCAAGAGAAGTATTCTTAACACCAGCTGTGTGTATTCTTAAAGATAAATACTCTTGACCAATAATGGGCCCGATAGATGCTATATCAACTGTATCTGATAAAAATAAATTACCAGTGACAGAATTCAATTGAATACTTTCACCCACCTCAAGATGTAATATCTGTGGTAAAACATTTAATTTTATTCCTTTAGAGGTGATAATTATTGCACTTTCAATAAAAAAATTACCTGCCCTCTGCAAGTTATTTGTTTGAGGAACTGCCATTTATATAACACTTTCTTTCATAATGCTTTCAAACTCCGATATAAATTGAGTTAAATACGATGGGTCTAACAAACGAATATGTCTAAGGTCATCTTGTATTTTTTCCTCATATTCATAGTTAGTTACAGCTGTTGCACTAAGATCAGATGTAGTGTCAACAGTTCCAATATCAATTTTTACAGTAGTGTCACCAGAGGTTTGAGTTATCTCAAAATGATGAGTTTGGTCTACTAGTTGTGTTGAAAGACTGCTGTCAAATGGATATTTTTCTGCTAAAAAAGATAAAAATTGTGTGTATGACATTGGCCATTGAGAATATCTATTAGTAATATTGTTCAATAAAAGAATAGTCCAATGCAATTCTGAATCACCGTACAATTTATCAGCAATGATTTCTGGTGTTTCTCCTTCTCTAACATCATACCTATCAAATAATAAAATATCTTCTCTGATCTTTGCCCGTAGAGAAATCCTCCTAAGAAGATTTGTTACTATCTTAAAATCATCATTTCCCACAGAATCATATACAATATTAGGAAAATTTGCAAAATACATAAATTAAGTCCTTTTCTTTAAGGTATTCCATGTGCAGCTGCACTTTGTGGCATTCCCGAAGTAGCTCCAGAGGGCGACTCTGCTGTAGGTAAACCACTAGTGGATGTTTGGCCAGGTAATATACCACCATTTTCCAACGCTGCTTTTGTTTGAATCTCAAGCTCTCTAAAACTTAGTGTCATCTGAATTCTGGATGGAGGCGAACCTTTGGCATCAGGTTCATGAGCAATGTATTTATCGCCACCATAAACCACAGATATATTTTCTAAAAAACATTCTCCAATTGAGGTTAAATATCCATTCTGACTTGGAGTACCATCTGATCCAGCACCAGAGCTATAATATTCTATCTGCCACCTGTTAGGTATTGTCATTTCCATGCCAAGACCATCATTATAATCTGGTGCAGAGTTTATTTTAAAATTATGAATAATTTTATTTATTTCTTGTGCTTCATCGTGTGAAGTGGGCATCATAATAAAACTATAACTAAAAGCTCTCCGATTTACTCCTTCAAACATTAATTCCATTTTTGGAGTGAAAACTACTCCTCTCTCAATGCCAATTGCGGCTGCTCCTCCTTTTGAAATTGCGTCTGCAATTCCTATGGTTTTTTGATTAATAAGAGTTCTAACTCCTTCTAACGCCGGATTTCCATTTGTTAGAGATTCAAAAGTATCCTCAATTGTTTGCGTATCTTTAAAACTTTGATATGCTGCATGTACGATGTTAGCCAGCGCACTTATTTCTGTATCGTTATATCGTAAGGAATATGCTTCTTGAACTGAAGGTGGCATGTATAGCGCAATGTATGGACCACTTTTAGTAGCAGCCCGTGAGGTTAATTGAAGAGAGCCTGGACCTCGACCGGAGGCGTTGGCCGCTTCGATGGTTTGATTTGCCTTCTCTGCCGCAGTCCTACCACTGCCACCAGATTCATCCACGACCGTAGCGTCGATCTCCGCACCTTTCGTTGCGTCCAATTTTGACTTACCTATAAATTGTCTACAAGTAAACAAAATAAAATGACTATTACCATTGCTCGATAATTCTTTTGGGTATTGAAAATGTTGCTCCGAACTAGGGAGAACGCTAGATTGTGGTTTTTCTGATGTGGGCCCAAAAGCGGGTTGGGCTCGATTCAATCCTAATGCTGATTTAACTGCTGATCCAGCAAGACCGGCGGCGACCTGTCCTGCCTTGTTTTTTAATGCGGTGAATACTGCCATGTCTAAATAGTCCTTATTTACAAGTATTTATACATTATGGCATACAAAGGAATATACAAACCAACCAATCCCTCAAAATATAGAGGAAATGTTCACAATGTAACCTACCGTTCTCTGTGGGAACGAAAGTTCATGGTCTATTGTGATAACACTGAATCTGTGATTGAGTGGGGTAGTGAAGAAATAGTTATACCATACAAGTCTCCTTGGGATGGCAGAATGCATCGTTATTTTCCAGACTTCTACTGTAAAATAAAACAACACAATGGCACCATCAAAAATCTTGTCATTGAGGTCAAACCCAAGAAGCAGACAAAACCCCCAAAGGAACCACAGAGAAAAAATAAACGATATATCAACGAAGTAAAGACTTGGGGAGTGAATAGTTCCAAATGGAAGTATGCAACAGAATGGTGTGAGAATAACGGAATGGAATTTAAAATACTGACAGAGGATGATTTAGGTATTCGTTATAAATAATTAAATGGCACCACCTAATTTTACATCTGCTGTTCGTACAGCTGCTGGAGACACACAAAAATCAATTGGCTGGTATCGTCAAAAAATATCAGACTTTGGTAAACCTAGCGCCATGGACTTAATAAGAGATGGAAGACGATCTGGTGGCCCATCATTTGGAAACCTCAACATGTTTTTCTATGATCCAAAACATAAAAAAACACTACCTTACTATGATACATTTCCACTGATACTCCCTATTGGTGGCGCTGCTGGTGGGTTTTTGGGTTTGAATCTTCATTACCTACCAATTCCAATGAGAGTAAGATTACTAGATAGAATAACAGAAGACGGAACATCAAGAAGTTCTAGAATGTATGATTCAAATACAAGTATAATTACAGATTATTCAAAGTTAAAAGATATACCAATAATAAAACCAACAATAAAGCACTATTTGTATGGACATGTTAAATCTGAATTTAGAATTGTGATTCCAGAAGAATGGGTTATTGCTGCATTATTGCCTGTTCAGAGGTTTAAGAAAGCATCTGCTTCCCGTGCTTATAATGACTCAAAAAGGAAAATGATATAATGCCATCAGCATTAAGTAGTTTTACAGATGCACTTGCATTCGGAGCATTGAATGATGTTTTATCAATATTTCGTAGTAACGATGCATATGGAAGACCAAATCTTTATGAGGTTCAAATCTTTCCACCAAACCATTTAGGTGGTGGAGGCGTTCTCAATCCGAAAGATAGAGCAGAACTTGGACACAACACCAGAGAAATATCATTAAGAGCAGATAGTCTCATATTACCCGGCAGAGGACTAACAACTCAACAACTATCAGGCGGCGCTCAATATGGTCCAATGAGAGAAATTGTGACTGAAGCAACATATGCAGAAGATATTACTATGTCATTTCAGGCATCAAATGGTTTGGATGAAAGAACCTTTTTTGAGAACTGGCAAGAACAAGCATTTAATGTTGACACACATGATGTTGGTTACTACTACGATTATGTTGGGACAATGGATATATTTTTATTGAATAGAGAATTTAAAAAAGCATATGGTCTTAGACTTAACGAATGTTTCCCCAAAACAATTGGTGGAACTAATTTAGCAGCTGGCCCAAGCTCTGAAATTATAAAAACACCTGTAAGCTGGGCTTTTAGGAATTGGGAAAATCTTGCTGTAGAACAACAATCAACAAGTTTAGCAGATAGACTATTTGATACAGCATTAGGGACAGTTGAAAGAAGCATTACTGCAAATTTACCAGCGACATTGCGAAAATTATTTTAAAGGATTACAAATTATGGCATTACCAAAAATTGAAACACCAACATTTGAATTGGAATTACCCTCTACAGGAGAAAAAATAAAAGCTAGACCATTTCTTGTTAAAGAACAAAAGCATTTATTGATTGCACAAGAATCAGAGAATAGTGCAGATATCTCATCTGCAATATCAAAAGTTATATATGATTGTACATTTGAAAAAATTTCTACAGATACGGCCCCTATGTTTGATATTGAATATTTGTTCGTCAAAATTCGTGGTAAATCAGTTGGAGAAAAAGTAGAACTAAATGTTCTTTGTCCAGATGATCAAGAAACTAGAGTAGATGTAACAGTTAATTTAGATGAAATAGAGGTTCAAATACAAGAAGATCATACAAATGAAATTGATGTAGCAAAGGATGTTAAACTTTATATGCGATATCCATATTTAAATGATATGGATGGCATTGATGAGTTAGCAGAAATGGATATAATTTTTACATTATTAAAAAGATGTATTAGTGAAATTCATTATGGCGAAGATGTATATTATAAAGCTGACATAACAGAACAAGAATTAGATGAATTTCTTGATAGTTTGACAACTGAATCATTTGAGAATATTGCAAAATTCTTTGACACGATGCCTCGGCTGACTCATATTATAAATGTTACTAACCCCAAGACTAAAAAGACAGGAGAAGTTATTCTACAAGGAATGGAGAGTTTTTTCGGGTAACCCTCTCTCATATAACACTGTATTCTTACTATGAATTGAATTTTTCACTTATGCAACATCACAAATATAGTTTAACAGAGTTAGAAAATATGCTGCCGTGGGAGAGGGATATATACGTTGGATTATTAATAAATTTTTTGAAAGAGGAAAAGGAAAAAATAGAAAGAGAAAATCAAAGGAGCCGCTACTGATGAACGAAAAAACACTTGAACCAGAAAGTAGATACTCAAAATATGATTTAGATGGTGATGGTGTTGTGACTGATGAAGAACTTGAAATGGATGCTAAAATGATGAGGTTAGAGAATGAAGATAAAAAAGAGGATGCCCAAAGATATATGGCATGGTTTGCTCTTTTCGGTATGCTATTATATCCTGCTTTGGTTGTTCTTTCCACTTTTGTTGGACTTGACAAAGCTGCTTCAATCTTAGGAGATATGGCAGCTACATACTTCGTTTCTGTAGCAGCGATTGTGGCAGCTTTCTTTGGTAAGGAAGCATATGTTAAAAGTAAAAATGCTGAAGTAAGCATAAAAAAATAGGATAAAGATATGTCTCAAGCACCACCACCACAACAAAACTTTTCTGCTGTTATCACGGCGGTAAGCAATATGAGCGGCGCTGTGAGCGGAGCGATTCGGACGAACGCTACAGCACTCCAAAATTTGCAAAGTGCCATAGCCCAGATAGGGCAACCGGCAGCACCGCCACCAGAAACAGCAGCACAGAAAGCGGCACGATTGCTACAGGAAGCAGAAGCGAGAAAACA